AATGGATAAAAAAGTTATAACGGCTCTTCGGAAGATTTAATGGCACTCTCTACAATTACTGATACCATATACACTTATAGATTTCTGAAGTTAATGGTTACACCATTTAACAAGACGAAAGCTTATGAGTTTGGTATTGTTGATAAGAATGGCAAAAGAACTGATAAAAAAATTACTACATCTGAAGAACGAGATGCATTCAACCTCTTTCATAGACTCGTATTCAATCTGAAAAGACTGTTAGGTGCATTCCCGGGCGGCAAGTCTCGTATTGCTTCTTATGTTGCTGCACTGGCTCTTCTCAGAGAAAATTATGGTGTTGATACAAAATTAGCATTAAATGAAATGAGTATTGAAGAGGACGAGAAAGAATCTATCTCTACCCTTTTAGAAGAATATTCTATTGAAGAAAACAAACGCATTCCTCGTAAAAAGGGACAACCTGCGGGCAGTAAAAAGCACAGTGATCTATATACAGATGAAAATCCCAAAGGCACTATTCATGGTTTAAAGTTTGCTACTGTTGATGATGCCGAAGCTTCTGTTAAGAAAATAGAAAATTCTGATAGAAGTCACGCTCATAAAATTCAAGCTGCTATAGCGATGGAGCAAAGGGCAAGAGTTATGGGTAAAGATAGTGCGGCGAATGTGTACAGAGAATACATCAATAAAATGAAAAAGAAAACTAAAGAGAAAAATGAAACAGCAGGCACAACTACTGCTGATGTTGCTGTTATTCCTACGCCTATGAAGTTCAAAGCATTTTTGAGACGCAAGAAAGATTATTAAATGTTTGCGCTTCTTGGTTCGGTATTAGGTTTCGGCACATCTTTTGCTCCAAAGATTTTAGATACGATCAATAAAGGTCGTGAGCAAAAGCACGAACTTGCCAAGATGAAAATGAATGCTGAAATCAAGATGCAGATGCAGGACGCTGAGTTTACGCACATGCAGGATATGGCGCAGCATGAAGAACACAAGCGCTTGATTGAGCATGATATTGCAATTTCTAAAGAAACAGGATTCTTTGCTGGTCTGAAAAAAGGTGTGCGACCAATCATCACATACTGCTTTTTTGGATTCTTTTTATTTTATAAAACAGTGCTTGTAATGGAAGCTTTGAGTAGTGGCCAAACACTTTCTGATATATCTGATGTGATTTGGGATCCACAATCTCAGTCTATTTTTGCTGCAATTATTTCATTCTGGTTTGGGTCTAGAGCAGTCGAAAAACTTAAATAGTTATTGACATTTCCCAAAAAATGAGATAGTATAAGTATAACACTATTTCTAAAAATCCATTCAAATTAAGAGGTGCGTTCTATGACCAATAGTCTAGACATGAGAGATTTTTTGTCTCAAACAAAATTCTATGAATCCTATTCCAGATATATTGATGATGAAAACCGTTATGAGAGTTGGGACGAATCTGTTGATCGTGTCATGGCAATGCATAAAGATTATTATAAAGACAAAATGACTACAGAGTTAGCAAATAAAATGACTACTGCTACTAACTCTTATAAAGAAAAACGTGTACTCGGTGCACAGCGGGCACTTCAGTTTGGTGGCGATCAACTGCTTAAGCATCAGATGAAGATGTATAACTGCACTTCTTCTTATGTGGATCGTGCAGAATTTTTTGGTGAATATTTCTACATTCTACTCTGTGGCGCTGGGGCTGGGTTCTCTGTGCAAAATCATCATGTAGACAAACTTCCAGCTGTTGTAGATCGTAAGAAACAAGCAAAAGGCTATGTTGTAGAGGATAGCATTGAAGGCTGGGCATCTGCTCTTGACGTTCTGATGTCATCCTACTTTGTAGGTGGTGGTCGACATCCTGAGTTTGAAGGTCGTCGTGTATTCTTTGACATGACTAATATTCGTCCAAAGGGCGCAAAGATTTCTGGTGGATTTAAAGCACCAGGACCAGATGGTCTGCGTCAAGCACTTGATCGCATTGAATACTTGATTCAAGGTATTGTAATGAATGCTAAAGGACCTGTGCAACTGCGCCCTATTCATGTCTATGACATTGCGATGCACTGTGCTGATGCCGTTCTGTCGGGTGGAGTAAGACGTTCTGCTACTATCTGTTTGTTCTCGCCAACCGATACTGAGATGATGAATGCTAAAACTGGTAATTGGTTTGTAGATAATCCACAAAGAGCAAGGTCTAACAACTCTGCAGTGATTGTTCGTAAAGAAACTAAAAAAGAAGACTTTATGGCAATTATGGATAGCATTAAACAGTTTGGTGAGCCAGGCTTTGTATTTGTAGAATCTACTGAACATACAACTAACCCATGTGTTGAGATTGGTATGTTCCCACAGATCGATGGACAGTCTGGCTGGCAGGGATGTAATCTGACTGAGATTAATGGTGGTCAGTGTGTAGATGAGGAATCTTTCTACAAGGCATGTGAAGCAGCATCTATTCTTGGCACACTGCAGGCTGGATACACGGACTTTAAATTCTTACCAGACACAACAAAAGCAATCTTTGATCGTGAAGCATTACTTGGTGTATCTATTACTGGATGGATGAATAACCCGGAGATTTTATTTGATGAGAAGATTTTGGAAAAAGGTGCCAAAATTGTTAAGGATACTAATAAGAGAGTTGCTAATCTTCTTGGTATTAGTCCTGCTGCTCGGACTACTTGTGTTAAGCCTTCTGGCAATGCTTCTGTACTCTTGGGCACTGCAAGTGGAATCCACGCTGAACATTCTGAGAGGTATATCCGAAATATCCAATTGAATAAAGATTCTGAAGTAGCACAGGTAATCGCTAAAACAAATCCTAACATGGTAGAAAACTCTGTATGGTCTGCTTCTGGTACCGATTGGGTTGTATCTTTCCCGATTACACCAAAGAAAGGCTCTATTCTAAAAGATAAACTGATTGGCACTGACCATCTTGACTTAGTTGCAAAAGCACAAAAGCATTGGGTCAACACCGGTAAGAATAAAGAGCTTTGCGCTGATCCAACTGTTAGTCACAACGTATCAAATACTATTCTAGTGGAGGACTGGGATGATGTTGCTGAATATGTTTATAGCAATAGGAATAGCTTTGCTGGTATTTCTTTCTTGTCTACTTCTGGGGATAAAGATTTTAATCAAGCGCCGAATACTGAAGTTATCGACGCTGAAAAGATGGTTAAGAAATATGGCGTTGCGGCTGTTCTAGCATCAGGTCTTGTAGTTGATGGTCTGCAGGCATTTGGCGATCTTTGGATGGCTTGTCAGACCGCACAAGGCTTCGGTGAAGATATTTCTGCAGAAAACTCTAGAAACACCATGAAGAAAGATTGGGTCCGTCGCTTTCAGGCGTTTGCATCTAAATACCTTGAAGGTGATTTAAAGCAGGCAGAATATTGTTTGAAAGACGCCCATTTAATTCATAAGTGGGAAAAGATCAAACGGTCTTATTCTCAGATTGATTGGATTTCTGAACTGTCTGAAAAGAAATATACTGATGTTGATACTCTTGGCGCTGCTGCATGTGCTGGTGGTGCATGTGAGATTGACTTTTAAAGGAGCGCATATGAAATACCGTATTATTTGTGGTCAATGTGAAGTGGAAAGTGTGGTTCATCTAATCTATGATGAACCACCAAATCACTGCCCATATTGTGGCTCTGAACTATCTGATGATGAGATAGATGAATATGAATCTGGTTGTCTTTGTGACTAGTATAAGTACCTCAGTTGAAACACACTGGGGTATTTTTTTTTATGTCTGATCATTATACAGGATGGTACTATAAGTTCGCTGAGTATGATCCTGAAACAGCACCGGAAGAGTTTGTAGGCTTCGTCTACCGTATACAAAACCTAGATACACTACAGAAGTATATTGGTAAGAAACTCCTCTGGAACCGCAGGAAAACGAAGGTAAAGACCAAGTCCGGCGGCACTAAAACAAAGTATATTACCAAGGAGTCAGATTGGAAAAAATATTATGGCTCAAACAAACTACTTCAAGAACAAGTTCAAGAAGTCGGTGGTGATAAATACTACAGAGAAATCTTAAGGTTTTGTAAGACGAAAGGTGAATGTTCTTACTATGAAGCAAAATATCAATTTGAATATGATGTTCTACTGAGAGATGATTATTTTAATGAATATATCCAGTGTCGGATTAATGCGAAACATTTGAAGAGGAATGATGATGGCAGTGAATAAAATTACTTGGAATGTATTTGAAGTTTTACAAAAAGTATCTGCTGCTAAGAAAAAAGCAGAGAAGATTTCTATTCTCAAACAAAATGATTCTACAGCACTTAGAACTATAATTCAAGGTTGCTATCATCCAGGTATTAAATTAGATTTGCCCGAAGGTGATCCGCCATATGAAGCTTGTGACACACATAATGCTCCTTCCAGTTTACACAGAAAATGGAAGGACTTTGGATACTTTACAGGTGCGCATACTAAGAGACTTGGTAAAATTAAAATTGAACGCATGTTCATTCAACTTTTAGAGTCTATTCATCCAGAAGATGCAAAAATTGTATTGCAGATGAAAGCAAAAAAACCTTTCAAGGGTATTTCGTCTGCTTTAGTCAAGGAGGTCTACCCAAATCTGATACCTCCTGACTGATTTGTTATGTTCTATTAACTAACCGAAGGAATGCATTATATGCTCGTTTCTCAAATCGACCGATTGAAAAAAGATTATCGTGAACTTGAACATTATGAACGAAAACTCGTAAAACAAGGAAGAGATACTTTAGTAAGGCAAATGAAATTGAAACGAGATTATCTGGGTAGATCAATAAAAGACTTGGAGGAACAACTTTTTAATTGACAACTGACAAAATATAATATATAATATAGTTGTTGTTGTGGGGCAGAGCCTTCC